AACCGACAGGGCCAAGCATAGTCGATAATGCTGCTGCTACGCTTGGTGAAAGCAATTGAATGCTCACCATTGAAATTTTTAGCGTGCCTAAGACAAGTAATAGAGGGCCAATGGCAGCTACCAACCCTGTTACGATAACTATTACTGCCTTGATAAACTTGGGAAGACCTGCAAAGCCATTAGCTACTATAGTCATAAAGTTAGCAAGCGCATTGACAATAGGAAGTAAGACCTTTCCTATTTGAATACTTACATCCTCCATTGCAGACTTTAGCTTCTTCTGTGCAGCAAAAGAAGTGTCGTCCATGACCCCCTGCATGATCTCAAGAGTACCTGAAGACAATGCCATCGAACGCTCTAAGTTGTCAAACTCAGCAGCGTTTTCTTGTAAGACCGGAATTGCAGTTGCAGCACGAATACCAAAGCGATCAATGGCTTCAGTCATGGTCATGCTGCCATGGATCAGATCTAAGAACTTCTGATGTGTATCGCCCCCTTCTTGTGTGAGTTTGGCGAAGATCATTCTCAATCGAGTACCTGCTATCGAACCTTTGACACCTCGGTTAGCTAATACCCCCATAGCCGCGCCCAGCTCAGACATACCAATACCACTTACTGCGGCTTGGCTACCCGCGTACTTCATGGTCTCGGCAAATGATTCAAAGTCCAATGCTGACTTACTAATGGCTACAGCCACCATGTCGTTGACTTCACCTACTTGCGAAGCCTGCATATTAAACGTGCGTAAGGTCGCTCCGGCTACTTCCGCTGCCCTGGGAAGAGTTGCTCCGGTTACTTGCGCTAAGGATAAGGTGCTTTCTGTGACCTTAGTTATTTCCTCAGCGCTAAATCCAAGCTTGGCAAACTCTTCTTGTAATGCTCCAACCTCTCTTGCTGTAAAGATTGTGCTTGCGCCAAGTTTCTCCGCGTTATTGCTAAGTTGCGAGAACCCTTGTGAGGTTGCACCGCTGATCGCCTGAACACGAGCCATCTGATACTCAAAGGCAGTAGCTGTCTCGACAATCTTCTTGCCCGCTAATGCAATCGGCACGGTCAGACCGATAGACATCTTCTTGCCTAAGTCGGACATCTCTCTGCCGACTCGACGCATCTTCTTCTGTGTGTCGGTTAGGGCTTTCTCAAAGCCTTTAGTATCTAACAGAAATACTACCGATAACTTACTTAATTCTTCAGCCATATTTGTCAAGGAGTTTTTTCGCCCACGAATCCGTAAGGTCTCGTTTCTCCTTTTCTAAACCACGAACAAACTTTGCTTTCTTTTTATCTTGATCTGGATAAGGGTGAAAGTCTTGAGGCTTGTATGGCTTTGGTGTTTTCTTCGGGTCGCGATTGATGTTCGCTTGCAAAGCCATCAGGCTGCTTGTGTGCCACCACTGCCTGCTGTCCTGATGCTTCAGGTGCTTAGAGTAGCTGGCATACTCAAAAAACGTCAACGACCAAAATTGCATTGGAAGCAAACCCAATGACAAACCCTCCTCGTACAAATCATGCCAACTACGAGAGGTTACATCTTGGTCGTCTACTTCTTTCCCCCTTTTTTCGCCTTCTTAGGTTTGTTTGGCTCACCTTCCATCGCTTGGCTGATGTGCTTTCCGTAAGTAGCTAAGGCATCAAAATCTTCAAGCAGGTGCGCGGCTACATATTCCTGATTGGGTAGATCATCTATGTTGCCTGCCGTAAAGTAAACGTTATTAACCAACCCCCAATACACAACAACACAAATCGCTCTCATCTCGTCTTTCTGCATCCACTTCTGCATATCCTTAAATGATATTTCCTCGGACTCACACAAAAGTCGAAAAGCATTCATGCTCAAATGGCACTTGTGCTTTTTCTTCCCTAACTGCACTTCAAAACGACCTGATAATTGATTCATAACTAATAGTTTCCGCTAAAATAAGAAAAGAGCGATACATAAGTACCGCTCTTCTCGCCCAAAATCAAGAAACAAACTATTAAGCTATTTTCACAGGATCGCCACTTAACTCCAAGCTGGCGGAGTACGTTGCGAAATCGTCTACACCGGAAGACAATTCAAATGAAGTTAAGAAGCCTAGACCTCCAAACGCCTTACCGTTAGCAGTAGACTGCCAAATCGCAGTAATCTGTGTCTTTGCTGCGAAAGCGTCAAACAAAGCGTTTATGTCAAGTGTCCCTGCTGTTACAGTCCAATCCAACACGCCCTCTACAGACATGGATGTTGATGTACTACCAACAGCGTAATCGCGAGTAGTAGCACCCGAACCTGCTGCTGTAATCGAAGTCGCTTCGTATGTTGCGTTAGAAACAGAGATGGAAGCGCTTGTGCTGTAAGCTACGGGCTTCAGCGCTGGGGCTGCTGTAGTATCATCAGCAGGGCTACCGACAGAACCTCCGGCAACATCGATGTAAAGAGCAACTGTGTTTGCGTTAATTGTAGCCATTATTAGAATATTGTAGGGTTACCTGTTAATTCAAATGATGCTGAGAAGGTGACAAAGTCATTCACACCACCGGATAGATCAAAACTATTGCAGAAGCCAACGCCACCAATTGTATCGCCACTGTTTGAATTTGCAAAGAAAATACCAATTCGGGTTTTGTTTTTGCAGAGGTCAAATAGTTGTTCAGCATTATCATTTAAAGTCGGGTCATATACACCCTCAACTGATAAGTTTGCTGAAGTAGTACCTACAGCATATGCGCGAGTAGCAGTTAGTTCAGGCGCTTGACCTACAGCACCAACCGCAGTCACATCTTTGTAGTCTACTTCGTAAGTCGCATTGCTCATACTGATTGAAACACTTGTGACTCCTTCAACGTCATTGTAAGAGGTCAAGGCAGTGATGTCTGACGCATCATTAGTTAATTCTGCCTTGTAGTGTAACGTTATTTTATTTCCTTGCTGTACTGCCATAACGATGTAGTTTTGAGTTACGAAATACGCACATTTTTATGTGTGTGTTGTAAACTTGGTTTGATTAAACGATATAAAGATCGAACATCATTTGAACGGTGAAGAACTCGTGAAGTTCGTGAGCATCGGTAGTGACATCACGGAGAGCGATCCTGGCTACACTTGTTGTGTTGCTTCCAACAACCACATCTCCTGAGAATTCATCTAAGACTTCCTTAACGCCATCGTGAAAAGCCCACGCATCACCCATTTCTGTTGCGGTGATGTAAACCATGATAGCGTAGGTCTCTCTTGCAATGCCCTGTATAGACCTCTCTAATTGTGTGTTTTCCAGATCAATGACTGCGTATGGTCTACGGACTGATTGTGGTGCTTTGACCAAAGCTATTTTGTTAGCCTGTCTCAAAGGTAGAAGACTGCTGACTGTGCTATCAACAAGTAGTTTTCTTATGACGTGGATCATGACGATTGCTTAATTTCTTTTCGGAGACTATCCAAAATGGTTTTCATCTTGTCACGCATTCTGCCACGAACTTTTGTTTTCGTAGCCGCCCAAGCTGGGGCAATGTAAGGCAGCGCTCTTGATCCGTGGTTGATGACCTTTGTCTTTACGCGCCTGCCGTATTTCTCGCTGTAAAAGTTAAAGCTACCTGTGCCTTTAACCTTCTTAATTTTCTTCTTCGTGCCTAACTCGACTAAGTGTGCGTGGAACGCTCGATTCTTGCTTTTGCCTCGAATCGTAGGGCCAGTTCTTGCACCTGCTACCGATCCGTACCCTGTTCTTTTATAAGTGGCATTGGTTATACTACGAGCAAGCAATCCGGTCTTCTTAATACCCTGAGCATTTTTAACCATAGCTTTCTTGGTGGGCGCTAAGGCGTGTCTTGCAACCTGAGCCATCTTTTCCCTGCGCTTCTTCACAGTCATGCCCTCTAACTTCTTGAGGTTTGCCTCAAAACGCTTTACATCACGAGTGTCAACCTTGAGGTTGGGTTTATATCTACTTGCAAATGACATTAGTACGTTCCTACTTCATATTGTACATATTGTCCTGCGATTGCACCCTCACTGCTGTCTTCCGCAATGTTAAAGTTGTCCCTGCGCAAACAGACTAACCGCGTGTAACGACCATAGTCAAAGTCATCAACACGAGTGATCTCATAAGTATATCGACCTTGCAGAATAACGTAGTCTTCCGTTATCTCTGAGCGATATTTCTTCAAATAGAACTCGGTACGTGCTTCTGTGACAAGTTGCTTGCCGTGCGCCTCTTCTCCAATCGTAGACCACTCAATATCTCTGCGCCTTACAAAAGCATCAGCGTGTACTGTGTAGTGGCTAACCTTATACTCCCCGTAATCTGTAGTAGTATAAACGGGTTTTAGAACCTTAGCTTTGAATCGAAACTCACCTAAATCAAGCATTAGATAAAGGATTGTTCGCGATACTTGTCTAAGAGATACCTGCTGTTCATTGGTGCTTCATGCACTCTTCGGTATCCTGCGTCTTGACGATTCTCGTAAAGGTGTGAAATAATCATCAGCATAGCCTGCTCTACATAGAACGGGATATTAGCCTCTGCGATGGTCGTTGTAAACGAAAGTCGGAAGCGATTGAGTTTACCTAATCCAGATCCGTACGACTTCATGTGTACGCGCATTGGATTTGTGTTTGTGTCCAGCTCGTAGTTTGAAGCATCTACTGTGACGTATGTACCTGAATCATTTAACTCTTCAAAAGAGACTGCGCTCTTTGTACCAAGTTTAGGGATATGAACAACGTTGTGTGAATAATCCCAATATGCTGCAAAGGTCTGAACACCAAACTTGCAATCGCAGTATTGCTCAACCAATTCTTGAGCAACAACAATCAATGTATTGATCATCGTGTCATCATCGCTATAATCAACACGGAGGTGT